TATCTTACTAAAAATGAGGAGATGCCTCATATTGGTAGAATAAAGAGGAGTCTAGTAGGTGAGAAACACGCCTTCACAGACGCTTCTTAGATGGTTATATGTATGCCTTCATCTTACTGTTGGGTGTACGCGATATGCTCCTTATTAGAGAACAATGATGATACATCAGAGATATTGAAGATACAGAATTTTTCTCTAACAGTAGGAGACAAAGGAGTTAGTTCTAACATGTTTTAACAAATATGTAACTAATTAGGAATCTAGCTATTCATTTAAGACTATCATCAATAGATAGCTCCTAGTAGCACTTTGAAGAAAGCTAGCATCATACTATGTGAAACTGGTCACAATCTAATGCATTGTTACCTGCAGTTTGATAAGAACTGCACATAGAAATACTCGGCTAAAAGAATATACTAGGTAATGATTCAACCAGAAATAGCAGGCTCAACTCAAACTAACCCATCCTAAAAGAAAAAGAAAACAGTCAAGAAGTCTGGTTTTAGAGGTAATAGACAAAATCAGATGAAGAAGTAGATTTAAGCTAGTATCAACCAGAATAATACTGAATCTGTTCAAGTAGACTACAGAGCTATAAAATATTAAACTCATGAATAAGCTCTCTAGTCTCAACCTTAGCAAACAGTGTAGCCAGAAACAGAATAAGTCAACAGCATCCTTAAGAGATTGAATTAGATGAGCTACTACGTAAGAACCTTATCTTATTAAAAATTACCTAAAAACACTGCATCTTAGATGCTTGAGATAGGTTAGTGCTAACTAATGTTGCAAAGTTAGGAAGATCAAGGTCCACTGACTTGTTCCAGTCAGTAAGTTCTAAAACATTACGCTAAAATAATGTGCTCTAAGAGAAACCCTAATCATTTGGTCCGCATCACTGGATAGAAACTATGCAACACCAAAGAGTTTCTGGTAAATGGGTTATTGTCAGATCTGATACAGCACTACAAAGAAAAGAGAATGGACAACTATTCTTACCATTCCAGTATAGGCACTTTCCCTGGTTGTGATTGCATCGGATTAACTAAGCCTTTGTTGTACGATCTGTATCACCCCGAATTGATGCCTATACAGCAAAAACAAGAGCACAATGAGTCTAAAGGTCTGCATAGAGATGGTTAGGTATTAAGATGCAATCCAAGAGGAGTGTTACCAGGTAAGTAGATTCAGTACCTATAGACATTGGGTTTAGCAGGACCCTTAGAAACGATAAAGAACCAAAAGACTTTCAACGGAGGACATAATTTTATGAGATACTGCAGTGATCTGATGCAGTTGCAAAGTTTGCAATAAATAGAGTCCAGTAAAGGTATGACATTAGTAATAGATTTAGGAGCAAAATACGCTAGAACTCACTAGTTGCTGCCATTAGTAGACTACATACCAGTTCGACCTAACCTAGACCAGTACGACAATACCTATCACCAAAATAATGAGCAACAATACGAGTTAGATAGGATCGAACAACCCAGATTAAAACCTTTACAGAAGCATCCTCTCACTGGTGTAACTCAATTCTTAGACGCATTCCTCCAAGAAAAGTACCTAAGGTTACACTTTGGAAACCTTCATTTCGATATAAGGAGCGGTTGCTATCAAAGCATCCACATATTAGTTAATGACGTGCATTATTACCTGCAAGATCTGGACTTTAACATTGTAGGAACTAATGTATTCTTATAGGTTTCAGGAATCGACTTCTATCCTATACCTGGAAAATACAACTTGCCAGGTAGAGAAGGTTGCTACACAATTAACGAAAAGTAGCAAATAATGATGAACTGCAGGAGTAGTGGAAGAGTCTACCAACATTAGAATGTTTATTTGAAAGACTAATAAGCAGTTAATAGAATAATTCCTTTGGGATGGATTAATTATTTCTAAGCTACCTAAAATATACAAGGTAAATAAAGACCTTTCGCTCAAATGCCTGCAACTCCTACCCATGGACACTTGTACAATGTATAAGGTACGTTCTTTAAGAACTACATTGATCAAGTAGGACAACAAAATTAGACTCTATTCCGTAACACCTATGAATCTTATGCTCGAGATAGCAGTAGAGTGTACTAATTCTACGGAGACTGTTGGTAGGATGAACATTTCAGAGATGCTTTAGGTTCAGATGTTCTCACTTTAAAAGTCATCTCAAATACAAGAAAATTGGAGTTCTCTCATTAACCTTTGGAGTCTTACATGGACATCGTTAAAAGACATTTAGGCATGGGATAGAAGAGAGACTTGTAGCTATAGAACGTCAACATGCTAGTGAATGGATACAGTTAAAATGTTGAGCAGATGAATGAGAAGTATGATCTGCAAAATTTCTTCAACATGAGCAAGATTAACTAACAGATGGTGATGTTAGAAAATTAAGTACCTAACAACAAGACGGTGAATAAGTTAGTGAAGAATGATAACACAGTAGAGTTATAAGGTTATTTTGTCAACAAACCTTGGAAATCCATCAAAGACTTACCCACTCATCTTCCTTTCAGCGAATAATATAAGGAGTACCATACCCGGTCTTTACCTAGACTACAGCAGTATTACAAATAAAATATCGGGAGTTGTATAAATAATGGTTAGTTGTAGGATCCTCAGTACTCTTGCAAGAATGTGGTCACTGGGTGGACGAACTCTAATGTAAACTATGAGTTCCACTCGAAAACCGTCGATAACTTGTTCTATGGCTTATACCATAGATTTTTCGCATCACACCTCTACGTAGATCAAGATTAAGTTGACAAATTCAAGAGTTTCTGTAATGGCTACACCTCTGACATAGTAAGGAAATTAGACAAGGTGGATTATAGTTATGTGTTAGACTATAACCCTATCAAAGACATAAACACCAGAGAAGGGTTTTCACAAGGGAAAAAGGATAATTATATTAGATAATTAATGAGAGAAATTTCTAAGAATAATATATCCCCAGGGTCGTTCTAAACAATGTTGAAAGGAGGAGAGATTTATAACACAGAAGCGATCAACATCAGTAATAACCTCATCCACAATGTTTCTGAGAGGCCAAGAACGATATGCAACCCGAGCAAATAATACTGCGGGTTGTTGACTCTTATCCAAAAGTTGTTCTGGCCAGCATTAAAGTAAGTCATGCCTGGATTCATCTAAGGTTTCAACAAGAAACAATTGCAGAAGCTTTTTACCTCTAAAGTCTCTCCCAACATGTTAAGTCACTCTATCGATGGTAGTGCATTTGAAAGCACTTAACATGTGGTACTCAGATAAATAGCTATCGACCCAGTAACCAAGAAGTTGGTAAGTAAGATTTTCGATAAACTAAAGCAGAATTTATGGTTCCAGAACAATGTCAAAGACATAGATCATTTACAGTAATCATTTTTGGAATAAGCTCTAAACCACAGGAGCTTGATGTTTGTGCAGTTACCTGGGATAGAGTTAGAAAAATGGCCTTAAGAAATATTGAACGTGTTTAGAAACACTATGCCACAATACGGATAAGATTAACAGCCTTGGTTGAACTTCATGTATTACGATATAACTGGCATGACTTTCAGTGGGCACCCCTTCACAACTTACTTTAACACAAGTGCCTCATTAGCATATGGGAGTTTCTATTTGTATGATTCTGGGCTACATTAATGCAGACACTTCATGTGGGCAGCCGGAGACGATTTAGTAATATGGCACGTACAAGATATATCCTAATGCGTATTACTCCACACCAGCTAAGATAAGGACAAAGGCTAAGTGGGCTTGGGACAATGTGTAAAAGAAGTTATTGTGTCCAAGTTTGATGATTATGATTTTTGCTCGAAATGGGTTTTCCAAGGTAGGTAATGGAGAGACTACTCAAAAGTACTCAGTCAGAAAATGACTTACAATAAAAGAAATTAATAGATAATCAAC